ATACCGTTTTATCTTTTATTTGGTTATTTTGTAATTGTTGCTTGTGGAATAATTAGCGGAGCTAATATATTTATAAGAAAATAATAGATGTCTACATTTAACTATTCATTTGATAAATTATACGGACCTGGTACTACTTGTTCTATTAATTTAGTTGCAGGTACAACATATACTTTTGATATTACCAATAATACTGGTTCTTCTTATTTTGTTTTGGAGACAGTAAGAGATTATAATGGAGTAACTCCAAAAAATCTTTCGGGTTCATTTACAAATTTTTCAAATATTGCTTATCATGTTGCTGATGATTATAAAGCAGGATTTGTTTTACCTACTAGTACTAATTCATTTGATTTTACTCCGGCAAATAATGTAGTTAAAGAAACATTAATGTTTAGAGGAACAGGAGGTATTATTTTAGGTACTGGTTCTGCTCCTTCTCCTCCAACTCCACCATCAACAGCTTCTTTTAGGATAGATACTACTCAAACTTCCGTTGGATCAACAGCAAATAATGTATTTAAATTACCATTAGTTTCAACAACACCTCTTAATTTTACAGTTGATTGGGGTGATGGATCATCAAATACTATTACTTTATACAATCAACCAGAAACAACCCACACCTATCCATCTCCAGGAACATATGATGTTACCATAACATCTGGATTACTTAAAGGATGGCAGTTCGGTGGTTCAGGTGATAGAAATAAGTTAATGGAAGTTTATGATTGGAGTGTTTGGGAATTTGATACTTTTGGAGCTTTTAGAGGATGTAATAATCTAGTTTCAAGTGCTACTTCTCCTCCTCCTATTATTAGTAGTACCTCTTTAAATACTATGTTCCAAAGAGCATCTAATTTTAACGGTCCATTAAATGGTTGGGATGTATCAGGGGTTCAAGAATTTAGACAAATGTTTAGTGAAGCATCTTCATTTAACCAACCATTAAATGGATGGGATATGAGTAATGCTCTTAATACAGATGCAATGTTCTCCTCAGCTTCTTCATTTAATCAACCTCTAAATAATTGGGATGTAAGTAAGGTAACTGAGATGAGAAATATGTTTACTAGTGCATCTTCATTTAACCAAGATATTGGAAATTGGAATGTATCAAGTTCAATGAATATGTTAGAAATGTTTAATGGAGCTACAGCATTTAATCAAAATATTGGATCCTGGGATGTTAGAAATGTAGCTAATTTTACTAATTTTATGGCTAGTAAAACACCATCAACATTCTCTACAACTAACTTAGATGCAATTTATAGTGGATGGAGTCAATTAACAGTTAAACCTAATAACAATATTAGTTTTGGAACTGCTAAATATACTGATGTTGGTGGTTTAGCAGGAAGAAATATTTTAACAGGTGCTCCTTATAATTGGACAATTGTTGATGGAGGAAATTAAAAAAATCCTTGGCTTATTAATCCTTTATTCGTATACTAACGGTATAAATAAATAAAAATAAAGGTTATGTTAGAAACAGAAAAAATTTTATTAGAAGTTGATCAAGTAAAAGAAAATAAAGTTACCTCAGAAATTAAAAAACTTGATTCACAATTAAATATACTAATTGCTCTTGCAATTTTGTTCATTTCAGGATTTGTTGTTGAGTTAAGTTTGATTATTTTTGGAGTAGTTTCTTTTAATTTAATTGATGTTATTATTTTAGCAATTTTGCCTTTGGGTTTAATTCAAAGTATCAAAAAAGGACGTGCTGTTAATTTGCAATTGTTTTTACTAAATATGATTAAAAAATAATAAAGATGGAAAATAAGAGTTATCAACCAAGTAGAAAAATCACAACCGCAGACGGAACTGTAATGTATATGTTTGATGGTAAATTACACAATTGGGAAGGTCCCGCTTTACTCCCTCAAGGTGACAATCGTAAACGTGAATACTACATCAATGGGATTAAAATGACCCAAACCGAATGGAAAGAGGCTCTTAAAGGACGTGAAGGTTTACCTTGGTACAAGGGTTCAGGTGCTAAAGCTCGATTCTAATGAAACGCATATCAAATGAGGAGGCTTTAAATTATGTTCCATATGAACGAACTCCTCTTTCTCCTCCTCCCTCACAATATTCTATTTTTATAGGACCTGATGGATGGGATGAAGTTAGATATTATACATCTCGTTTTAGACAAAGTGTAAATGGATCAAATGGTGATCAATCAGTTTATATTTTAGAAAGTGAATCTATGCCTGATATAATCAAGATAGGTTATACTAAAGGAGATCCAATTGATCGTGCATATGCCTTAAGTAAATCAACAGGTGTTCCTACTCCATTTAATGTTGTATATTCCTATAGTTGTTTTAATGGGGAACGAATTGAAAAAGCAGTCCATAAACATTTTAGACAGCAGCGTGTTAATAAACAAAGAGAGTTTTTTTATGTTGATATAGATGAAGCTGTTCAAATTATAGAATCTTTAGGAGCTAAACTAGATTGATATTTATACGCGAAATCAATGATTTTATATGTCAATTAAAAACGTATTTGCATTATTTGGATTCCCGGATGAAAATGATTCTGAGCGTATTAAGCTTGAATCTGAATTAGAAGACTATAAAGAATCTCCTCATTTCAAGTTAGGGATGTTCCATAAATTAATCATGAATGGTCATTTATTCTCTAAGCAAGTGACTAAGTTTTTTGCTAAAGCAGATCCTTCCCTGGATTTAAAAGGAATAGATCAAGCAGGGGAATATATGATGTTTACTAGAGCTTGGTTTTGGATTGAACAAGTTCAACTTAGAAAAAAACCTTGGAAAGATGCTTTAAAACAATATGCAAATGAAGAATTTTTAGTATCTATCCAGTTGAGTATTTCATACTTTGAAGGTACAGAAGAATATGAAAAATGTGCTCACTTGAAGAAAATTCAAGATTTTGTACAAAAGAACGTGCCTGCCTAAAGGAAGATTATTATCTTCAATTTATATTTTAATATTGGTTATTGAAATAAATAAAGGGTTATAAAAAAATAAGTAAATAAAATAAAATGAAAAATAAAGAATTAGTATTGAGACGCTTGGAGTCTCTAGAAAGCAAAATGAAACGTTTGAGAAGTGCTCTAAACGAAAGAAATGTAGATGCTGCTCGTCAAATTTTACAAGAGGCACTTGAATTACGTGAGGACACTCAAGCAATTGTTGAACGTGAAAATTAATTAAATAAATAAAAGTTATGAATCTTACCGCCGAACAAATCCAATCAAATTGGGATGAATTATTATCTTACATTAAGGAATATATTTCCGAACCCCGTAAAGATAAATTATTAGAATTTTATGAGCAATATGCAGATCGTTTAATGTTAATGCCTGCTGCGCATAAAAAAGAATACCATAATGCTTTCCCCGGAGGATATGTAGAACACGTTTTACGCGTTATTCGATGTGCTCTTAAGCAAGCTACATTATGGGAATCTGAAGGATGTGATATGAATACATTTACAACTGAAGAATTAGTATTCTCAGCCCTGAATCATGATTTAGGTAAAATGGGTGATGAAGAACAAGAATCATACATTCCCCAGACTGATAATTGGAGACGTGAAAAATTAGGAGAGGATTATATGTTCAACACTAAAGTTCCATTTGCATCAGTCCCAGATAGAGGGTTATTTATGCTTCAATCACATGGCATCTTTTATACATTTAATGAAATGTTGGCTATCCAGACACATGATGGTTTGTATGATAAGGCAAATGAGAAATATTTTATGTCCTATATGCCAGAACAAAAACCAAGAACTTCATTACCTTTTATCTTACACCAGGCCGATTTGATGGCAGCACGTATTGAATTTGAACGTGAATGGTTACCTAAATTAAAAGAGGACAAGAAGTCCGTGGATAACGGAAAAGGGAATTTTACATTGGGGAATAAACCCAACATGTCTAAAAAGACATCAACCAAAACAAAAGCACTTGGAGGTTTTAAGAGTGATAGTTTAAAAAATATGTTAGATAACTTATGATAGCAACAATTGTAATTAGCGTTTTATCAGTATTAGTCGTGATCCTAGGGTTCACGACTTTTAACTTGATGAAAAAGGTAGAAAAACAAGAAGATGTTTTAGCCGGGTATTTAGTTTATTTAGATCGTTTGTCTCGCACAATTGAAATTTCAGACAAAAAACTTAAAGAATTAGACCGTGGAGGTGTGTTTGAAAAAGACGATGAGGTTGGGGTTATATTTCAATCCATTTTAAAAATTCAAGAAATCCTA